GGACAACTTTGGAATGATTCTGGCACAGTAAAAATAAGTGCAGGATAATGAACTATCAGAAAGATATAAATGGAAATTACAATCTTCTTTGGCCATATGTTAAGCAACAAAAATTAAAAACAGCAATAGATATTGGTGCATGGTGGGGACCATGGACATTATGGTGGGGAGCAAAAGCAAAAACAATTGAAGCATTTGAACCTAATCCAGAAATATTACCCGACCTTACACAAAATACAAACAAATTAAACAATTGCACAGTGCATAACACAGCATTAGGCAATACTACTGGAAATGTTTCTATGCAATACGAAACTCATTCTGGTACCTATCATATTAAAGATTATAATGGTTCTATTAATTTACGAACACTTGACAGTTATAATTTTCAAAATGTAGATATTATAAAAATAGATGTTGAGGGTTTCGAAGTGCCTGTGTTAGAAGGTGCAAAACAAACAATACTCACACAACGCCCATGGATACAAATAGAGGGAAATAATTCTGGAAAAAGATATGGAAGATCTAAATTAGATATTTTAAATCTATTACAAAGTTGGGGAATGAAACGAGTTGTTAAAAAATGGCCTGATCAAATTTGGAGATTTTAATGAAAATTATTATTATATTATTAACGGCCTTGTTAGTTGCGTGTACTAGCGGAAATCATACTTTAACCTCTGTATGTTACAAAGAAAAATATAATACGTTACTATTGGATGGAGCCAGAACTGTCAAGCGAATTGTAAAAGACGTTTGCTATAAAAATCCAGAAGTGCTACGTTGGCAGTTTAAAAAAACTTTTTAATAGATAGCATTTCCATAAAAAGATAAAACAATCATAACAATTATAAAAAGTGCCATTAAAAAAATAACTATTTTTCTTAGCATTTTAAGTTATTAAATCTAAAATAGTTTGAAGTTTACCTTTAATTGCTTTATTATTGAGAGTATTTCTTAATCCTGCGTGTAAATTTTTTGGCCAATATTCAAAATTACACCAAGCATATCCTGAATGTTCCTTATTTAATTTTGCTACAAACTCATAGTCAACAGCAATCAAATATGTATTAAAATAAAATTTTTGATCGTTTGATGTAAACAATTCTAAAGGAATTATTTTTTTAAATTTTGGTGTGTCGCCCACTTCTTCTTTTATTTCTCTTTTTAATCCTTCAAAAGCAGATTCGGTATAACGTGCTTGTCCACCAACTAATCCCCACATACCTTTGGTTTTAAAATCTGTTCTTTGTAACAATAAAAATCGTTTAGTGCTTATTGCATAAAATAATGCACCCGAACATATAATATTATTTGACATATTATTATTATAACAATTTAATTTAAATTAATCAAGGAGTTGTTGCATCAGTAGATGGATCATATTGAGTAGCATTACCTGATAAAACTATTGACCAATTACCAGCAGTATAAATTCCTTCATATGACTTAACCCATTCAGTACCATTGAAACGATATTGAATACCGGTATTTTGATTAGTAACATAATGTTGTGTTGAATCTGGATCAGAGGCATCAAATGCTATATTCCATTTATTTGTTGTATCATTATATTCAATAATATCACCCACACTAGCAACTAAAGTTCCCCAATTTGCACTTTGAAACGATGCCGTTGAATCCCCTACATCATTTATGACCAAATATCTATCGGCATTTACTGGAGTACCTGGATCAAATGTTGCAGGATTTATAATTTTTTTAACTGCTGTTAACGAATTATCTGGAAGAGTTTCTGTATCTATATTAAACATTAAAATTGTATCATCTAATGTCGTTATTGCTATTGTACCAATAACTTCATGACCATCAAATTGTTTTAATCTAATTTGTGAAATACCATTTGTAATTGTTCCGTATTGATTTAAAATAGTTTTCCAATTTAATGGTGGTCCAAAAGTTTCAAAAGGATCAAGTTCTGTAGGTGCATTGGCACCTGTATGATATCCGTCTCCACCTGACGTAACACTTACACCTGTTGTACCTAATAAACGTAATTGACTACCTGTTAATAATAGTCCATAATTATTTGGTGTAATATAACTTCTTGACATTAACGTTCCATCTATTAATCCTTTTGTGATTCCGCCATCATCATCATAAATGCTCATAATAATTTTTTCTATTACACCCAATTTTGACACTTTAACAGGCGGTGATAACCATATTGGCATTGAGAAAGTCATTGTTGCAACATCTATTTCTGTGTCTGCACCAACTGGAATTGTTCTTGAACTAAATGTTATTCCAGTTAATTCAACATAACTTAAACTAGTCCAATCAATGTAATTGTCTGTTTTTTGTATTTCAAAATCAGGGTTAAACAAATATAAAATTTGTTCCATTATTTGTAATTTTTGGTCTGTATTAGATGTCCAAATATCTGCTGTAACTTCTAATCTAAACGGAGACGGCATAACTTTTTCAATAGTATATCCTGCTCCTAATTTATTTGTATACTGTTTTGTATTTTCGTCATAATGTCTTTCTTTTAAATGTTGTTTTTCAATATGATAAGGATTTTGCATTCTTTCTCTATCATAATTTAATTCTCTTACATAAGCGGCAATTCTTGGTGCATAAGCTAATGCATTTTCTGAATTTTGTCTTATAATATTAGCAACTTGTCTTGTCATATCTCCATATACAACAGGTACCTGTCTTAAAGTTACGGTGTCATTTTTAGCTTTTCCGGTTTCTACAGAAAAATTACTCAAAATTCTAATAAATTGAGTTAAAAATTTTCTAATTTGTCCTTCGTAAAAATGTAACATTAATTGTCAGCCTTTGGTTTTAATGCGTCTGATAATGATTGCCGTTGTTCAACTGTTAATCCATTTATTGTAGTTGTACCAGACTGATTAACAAATTGAGTTTTCCAATTTGCTTTTGCATCAGTATTACTCATAGTTAATCTAACTGAATCTTCAATTTTAACCCATCTGAGTCCATCAAAACGGAACAATCTATTTGGTAAGTAATCTGTTCGTAACCAGTAATCTCCCTTATTAACATTAGAAGTAGGAAACTTTGTATCAGCTCCTGCAGGATATCCGTTTGGTGCAACACCATCTCCATCATAATAAAATCCATAATGTGAACTTGCTGGTGTATCTATTGTTGCATTTATTGGTTTATCTGAACTAATTCTTTCTGTTGTATTAACATTATCAGTTCTAGTATTACCTCTTTCATCTATTGGCGTAACATAATATTGTTTATAAGTAAATCCTGATTTAGGAGCATCGACTTCTGCTTGATCTACAATTGCATCATTAATTTCTTTTTCTTTATTATAGGTACTCATATAACTTGCAAGAGAACCTGTTGTAGTTGCATCACCAATAATGTCTCTAAATTCTTGAGAATCAATCATTGTTTTTAATTTTAATCTTAATAAATGTGGCCACCATGTTGCTGAAAATCCTTCTGCCGCTCTGTTTACATCTTCTATTACATAATATCTTTTAAGTGCAATTGGTATACTTTCATCTAAACTAAAATCTTCTTTCATGTGTGGAAATTCTACTACATCTCCTGACATAGGTTTTCTACCCAATCTTTCAACAATATCATTCATGTGTACAGTTAAAAATATAGTATCATTTTGTAAAAACATACCAAATTGTGATAAATTAAAATCTATATCTTGAACATTATAGATACCTCTAATTGTATAGATATCCGGTGCATATTTTCTGTCTCTATTTTCTAAAAATAATAAATCTTGTATAGTTCTTTCGTTCATTGCGGCCGCATCACTATCAGGACCAGTACCAGTATATCGAGGTTGTGATGGAGATGCTGGTCCATCCTTATTTGTAGCTCCTTGGTCGTAAGGTCCTAAATATTTGTGAAAAAATAGGTCTGTTCCACCGACTTGAAACATTTCATTTATAGTACGGTCAAAAAACTTATAATCGTTCCCTTTTTCTGGCTTATATATTGACAATCTCGGCATATTATCTATATTTATAGATAGTAAAAGAACTATAAATATGAGTATGTCGGAACTACAAACAGGTCAACAAGAAGTATTTGAATACGTTAAAACAAACCTCGGCGAGGGAATGATTGACGTAGAATTAGACCCTAAACACTATCAAATAGCATTGGAACGAGCTATAAACAGGTATAGACAAAGATCGTCTAATGCTGTGGAAGAATCTTATGCGTTTTTAAAATTAGAGAAAAATCAAAATAGTTACATTTTGCCTGATGAAGTAATTAATGTTAGAAAATTATTTCGTAGAACGGTCGGCGCTCGTACAGAAGGTGGCGAAGGCGGAACACTTTTTGAACCGTTCAATCTTGCATATACCAACACATACTTGTTAAGAGCAGGAGCAACAGGTGGTCTTGCAACTTACTTTGCTTTTGCATCATACCAAGAATTAATTGGTAAGTTATTTGGAAGTTTTATACAATTTCATTTTGATGTTGCAACTAAAAAACTTACAATTACACAAAAACCTAGAGCAGATAACGAAACTGTATTAATGCATACTGACAATTTTAGACCAGACATAACACTTTTTAAAGACATATATTCAAAACCCTGGGTTAGAGATTACACACTAGCAATATGCAAAGTAATGTTAGGTGAAGCTAGAGGTAAATTTAATCAAATTGCTGGTCCACAAGGTGGTACAACCCTTAACGGTGCTGAACTAAAACAAACTGGTACTGCGGAAATGGAAAAACTTGATATAGAAATAAACAATTATCAAGAAGGTGGTACACCACATAGTTTTGTTATAGGTTAATTCATTATCAAAACATTTTAAATATCCATAATGAGTGAAGAACGTTGTAAGAGATATTCTGACTGTACGTTAGATGAATTAGCTGAGATTGTCCAGGATTTGGAAAATATGTCCTATGCGGCTGAAAAACCAGATATGATAAAACTCATATTTGAAGCTGTAACAGAGTGTAAAAAAGAGATAGAAAAACGCTTAAAAAAATAGTATAATCAATTAATGTTAATAGGATTAGTAGGACTAATAGGTTCTGGCAAGGATACAGTTGCGGATAGATTAGTAACAACACATGGATATAAACGAGATAGCTTTGCAAAAAGTTTAAAAGATGCTGTTAGTTCAATGTTTAATTGGGATAGAGAAATGCTAGAAGGCAATACTACATCTAGTAGACATTGGAGAGAACAACCTGATAAATTTTGGAGTGAAAAAATGGATAAAGAAGTTACTCCACGTTGGATATTACAACAATTTGGTACTGAAATTATGCGTGGTCAAATGTATGATGGGATATGGGTTGACTCTGTTATTGGAAGATACAAAGGTGAAAATACTGTTATTTCAGATACTAGATTTCAAAACGAAATTAAAACTATTAAAGCACACGGTGGCAAAATACTACTTGTAAAAAGAGGAGAATTACCCACACGTGAAGAGATGCAAAAACAAGGTGCACATCAATCTGAATGGGATTGGATGGGTAGTACGTTTGATTATGTTATTGAAAACAATAGTACTATAGAAGGACTAAATGCTAACACAGATCAATTTATTCATCAGCTACAAGGTCGCCAATCTTCCAGCCAAGCCGTCTAACACTACCTAAACGTTGACAATTAGCACATACAGTTTTTAAATTAGTAAAATTTATATTCCTCATATTTCCGTCTACAAAAAATACATCTAATTGTATAGATTTTTGTGCTTTAAATCCACATAATTCGCAATTATTTTTTTTACGATAACCAGAACGTTGTAATGCAGTAATTCCACCAATACGTAATTTTTTCCTTTTCCTACTACAAGTATCACATAACCTACGCCAATAAATTTTACTACCTTTTTTATAAGCATAAGCTCTTGGCTTAGATTTGCATTGTGTACATAACGGCCTTATACCTGTAATCATTGTAATCGTATTTACGTCGCCTATATAGGTACCAAATTTTGTAGAATAATGTCAGTAA